CATGGGAAAATGGTATTAAGAGTTTGTACTATCAACGTGGTACAAATCCAGCACAACAACTTGTAAGAAGCATTGTTTCTTGCCAAACATGTGAAGCATAATATGGTTGAAAAATTTAAATGTAGTTGTTGCCGTTTGGTCTATGAATTATCATGGGATGATAGTGATGATCTTTGGACTGCAGATGTAGAAGAGCTTGATCAAGAAACTTATAATGATCTTGAAGAATGTTATGAGCCTCGTTATTGTCCTTTCTGTGGATCTGATATAACCGAAGATGATATTGTTGATCTTGATGATTATTAAGAGAGATATATAACTATTATGTGGATCTATAAAGATGAAGAGTTTACAAGCGAAATGATAGGTGATTATCTCGGATTTGTCTATCTTCTCACAGATACACATAATGGTAAAAAATATATAGGCAAGAAAAAGTTTTGGAGCAAAGTAACAAAAGCTCCATTAAAAGGCAAAACTCGCAAACGTCGAAGCGTTAAAGAAAGCGACTGGAAAACCTATTATGGCAGTTCAGCAGAAACCCAGGCACTTGTTGAAGAATTTGGAGCCAGTCGCTTTCGTCGAGAAATATTGCATCTTTGTGAAACAGCTGGTGTAATGGGATATTTGGAGCTTAAAGAACAAATGGATCGAGAAGTCTTATTAGATGATGACTATTATAATGGGATTATACAGGCGCGCATACATCGCAGTCATGTAAAAAAATTAAAAAAATAGTTTACAAAACACAAAAAACTAGGTAATATAAACTCATCATGATTATCTGTGATTTTTCAGGCATTAGTATCGCAACCATCTTTTCTCAACCAAAAGCTAGTCTAAACGAGAATCTTATTCGTCATATGATTCTTAATAGCTTGAGAATGTATAACGCAAAATATAGAGATGAATATGGCAAGATGATTCTTGCATGTGATAGCAACAGTTGGCGTAAAGATGTTTTTAAAGAATATAAGGCATCACGTAAAACCTCAAGAGAAAAATCAGATCTTGATTGGTCTGAAATTTATAATATTATTAATAATGTAAAGTCTGAAATTGAGGAGTTTATGCCATATCCAGTTTTACAAGTTCGAGGTGCAGAAGCAGATGATATTATCGCGACTCTAGTCGAGTGCACTCAAGAATTTGGTTGCAATGAAAAGGTAATGATTATTAGCTCTGATAAAGATTTTGCTCAATTGCAAAAATATAAAAACGTTGAGCAGTTTAGTCCAAGTCTTAAGAAAAAGATTGTAGAAAAAAATCCTCAGCGTGTTCTCTTTGAACATATCATCCGAGGTGATGATAGCGATGGCGTGCCAAACGTTATGTCAAATGATGATGTATTTGTATCTGGAGCTCGTCAATCACCAATTCGTTCAACATCAATTGATAAATGGTGGAGCGAATCGCAAACCAAACAGCCTCATGAATTTTTGTCAGAAGATGTATATCGCAACTATTTGAGAAATAAGAATATGATCGACTTAAGTTGCATCCCATCACATATCTCTGAAGCGATTAAAGATGAATATAAATCTAAACAGACAAAATCAAATTCAAAGGTTCTCAACTATTTGATTAGCAAACGGTGCAATCAACTTGTTGGATCAGCAGAAGAATTTTTTATTAAAGCAGTATGAAAGAACAAACAGCACAACATAATCAGGTAAAATTGCCACACGAAGTTTTCGCGATGGTAAATGAAGCAAAAAATATTGATGATCGAGCAGAGATCTTGCAAAAGCATGCTACATTTGCAATTAAAACAATTTTGCAAGCTAATTATAAATCTAGCATTGTTTTTGATTTGCCAGAAGGAGCGCCGCCATATCGCGAACAACCACCAATTGCTGGCATGCAATATAGACATATTGAAAAAGCAATTTATGATTTAGCATATCTTGTTAAGGGTGCTAAAAAACAAATTGGTGCAGTAAAGCGAGAAGTTGTTTTTATTAAGTTGCTTGAGACTTGTCATCCCGAGGATGCTAAGATTATTATTGCAATGAAGGACAAAAAGCTAGTTAGTCTTTATCCTAAATTAACAGAAGCTCTTGTTAAAAAGGCATTTCCAACTTTGATCTAATATGAACTATGATTATCATTGCAGCTCATGTGAATCACGCTGGGAACAAAGTGTAAGACTTGCAGATCGCGATGTTCCAACACACCGACCATGCCCACATTGTGGGGCAGAAAATAGTGTCTCACGTTGTCTCGCCGCACCAAGTGTAAGCTATGATGGTGGTGGTGTAATTAGTGTTGTGCGACGAGCTGGATCTGGCTGGAATGATGTTCTTAATAAAGTAAAAAAACAATCAGGCCGAAAAAATACTATTGAAACTCTTTAAGACTATGGGAAAATCTAAAGGTGATCGAAATAAAGATAAGCGTAATGGTTCTACGAAAAAAGGCAAATGAATCGATTCAAACATTCGCCAATAATTCTTGGCTATGACGATTTAATTGTTGTTGAAACTCCAGAAACTGGCCGAAAATATGTCACACCAAACGGTGAGCATTATTCGAGCATAACAACAATTCTAGGCTCAAAGATAAATGAGAGCCTGGAAAAATGGAAAGCAAGTGTTGGTTTTGCCGAAGCAGAAAAAATATGTCGTCATGCTGGCATTCGTGGCACAGTGATGCATAATATTGCCGAGAGATATTTGAACAATGAATCAGATTATTTTCTCAAGGCTGATATGCCACATACTCGTGCGCTTTTTAATAGCATACGTCCAATAATTGATAAACATATCAACGAAGTAATATTACAAGAGTGTCCACTCTATAGCGATGCATTACGAGCGGCGGGTCGTGTTGATCTTGTGGCTAAATTTGACAATATTCACAGTATCGTTGATTTTAAGACTGCCCGACGCCGTAAAACAAAAGAAGATATTAGCTCTTACTTTCAACAGGCAACAGCCTATGCAATTATGTTTGAAGAGAGAACAGGCATTGCAATTGATCAGATTGTTATTATTATGGCCGTTGATGATGATCCGGATCCAATACTATTTGTTGAAAAGACAAAAAATTATATCAAGCCTCTCTTTGAAACACTAAAATCATACTATGCAAATAAATAAAAATATGACAAAACATGCACTATTGCGAAATGCAAAAACACAACCAATGACATTGAAAAGCCCGATCGAGGAATTATTTTCAAAAAACAAAGATGTCTATATCGGTGATTATGGCAATCTAATCGAATTTTATCTTTGTGGTGAGATCGGTGATCCGGAAGATTATGTTGAATGGTATCATATCATTAGCAATGCTCGTGAATCCGATATTATTAAGATCAATATTAACAGTCCTGGAGGTAATCTTTTTACAACAGTGCAATTGCTTCAGGCTCTTGAAGCAACCAATGCTCATTTAGTTATGAATGTCGCGGGTCAATGTGCGAGTGCTGCAACACTAATCTTTCTATCAGGCGATGAATATTTGATCAGCGAGCATAGCACATTTCTATTTCATAATTATAGTGGAGGTGTTGGAGGCAAGGGCGGCGAGATGTATCAGAGTGTGGTTCATCAACGAAAATGGAGCGAATCATTACTGAGAAAGATCTATAGTGATTTTCTAACAGATGATGAAATCTCCCATCTTATTGACGATAAGGATATTTGGATGGATGCAGAAACAGTAACACAACGTTTGCATGAGCGTAATGATATTATTGAAAAGCGCCAACAAGATCAAATGGATGCCAAGATCGAAGAGATTGAAGCAACAAAGAAAAAGGTAAGAGTGAAATCTAAAAAATAAACATTTACATTTTTCATAGATTTGATAATATCTGTTTGTGACTAAAATAGAAATTGCACAAACAGATATTGATCAGATTGAAAGATACATAGAAATGCATGAGGCCAGAATAGAAACCTTTGGCAAAAAGGAATATTCTGGCCGAATTTTTGCAGATATGAATCCAAAATCAATCTTGCCTATTCTTTATCGATTGCGTGATGAATTGAAACAAGAACTCAAACAACATAAATCTAAAAAGAAAAAATGAATGATAATATTGAAATAACTGTAAAAAGAGGATATTCCTCAGAGCTGAAAATAACACTTGATTCGTTTTCTGGTATTGAGGAATATGGTGATGTGTTTAGAACTATATTGACATTTCTGACATTTCACCCCAGTCTATTCAACGACGTCTTACGGGATGAATATGATGAATCTCCATTGAGTCAGGAAAATCATCCAGACTGAGGACCATGTCTGAGAGGCCGAGAATCGGGAATATTCCAGGATTCTTGGGTCTAAGGAGGCCCCTATTTTTCCATACTGGTCAATAAAAGTGAAAAAAAATCACTTTTTTTGCACTTTTTTGTTTACAAAGTGCGTTTTTTGTGGTATAATGAACATGTAACCAACAATATGACTCAACTCGAACAACAACTCGCCGATCGTAAAGCCCTTATCGCAAGCATTGCCCAACGCCACATGGCTGAACGCAAATATATTGCCGAGCTCGAAGGTAAATCTGAAGACGTGACTGCATATGAAGATGCAGTGCGCGAAGAATATGAAGCAACACAAAAAGCTTCTGTCTTTAACCCAAATCGTCATTAATCATTATGGAAGATACAATATTAGAAGGCCGCTCTAAAAGTGGAAAACTCATTGATCTTCACTTTACCGAATCTGAAAAATATATTTGTCGCCAGATTATCGAGTTGTATGAAGAAGATGATATTGATGAAGTGACTGTCATTAGTAATCCTCGTAATTATCATTTCGAATCAATTCAACACATTATCAAATAATTTATTATGTCCACACGCTCAGCAATCGCAATTCAAGAAAATAAAGATGGTCCAATCAAATATGCCTATTGTCATTATGATGGATATATTTCGCACAATGGTAAAATTCTAAATGAGAATTATCGCAATCCAGAAAAGGTCAAAGAACTTTTATCGGAAGGTGATCTGAGTTCTCTTGGAGAAACTATTGACAAAAGTGTATTTTTTCATCGCGATCGCAAAGAAGATTTGCATATTAATTTGCCAATGTCTCTTAAAGAGTTCGCAGTTGAAGATATTTTTGACTTTCGTTATCTCATTAAACAAGATGAAGATGGATCTTGGAATTGGTATCTTGTTGATTATCTTTATGGCGAAGTTAAGCTTACTTCTCTAACATCAATTCTTGCAAATCATGCCTAAACTCTCTCCAAGAATTACAACAACAATATTGCATGGCCAGCATAATCATTGGCGAGATCATGCGCGTGATCTGTTAAGACGTTTTAATGAAAAATCATCATTGATTGATAAGCATATAACCTTACCAAAAAATGTTGAGATCAGATTTCGTATCATACCAAAAAATCTTTATGCATCAGGCATCGCATATCAACCAAAAACAAAAAGAGACAAATATCTGGTTGATGTTGATGTTCGGCAAACTATCAACGGTTTTTTCGAAACATTGTTACATGAGCTTGTGCATATTGAACAATATTATACTAAAAAGCTATATATTGATGGTGACAATAACTCAATCTGGAAAGGCAAACAATATTCAACAGTGGATGATGTTTTTAGTATTGAATATCTTAAGCAGCCCTGGGAATCAGAAGCAAATAAAAAAGCAAACAAAATAATCAAAAAATTAAAACTATGAAACTAGCAAGTGTAGAAATCGTAGCCGCAGTGTTGCCTCATAATAATGCAGATAGTCTTGAGATCGTTCGTGTCTTGGGTTATGAATGCATTGTGCAAAAAGATAATTTTAAAGTAGGAGATAAGGTCATTCTTATTCAACCTGATACTGTTTTACCAGACGAGTCTTGGGCTGCAATCTTTAAAGCTCGTAGCAATCGTGTTAAAGCATGCAAGCTGCGTGGTGTATGGAGCTTTGGCATTGTGTTGTCACTAACTGATGTTTTATCTGATTCTGATTATATTAAGCAATTGAATGTTGGTGATGACATTTCAGAATATCTAGGAGTAACGAAATATGAAACTCCGCCACCAAAAGATTTGCAAGCTGCTGGCTATTTGCCAAAGGGATTGCCTAAAACCGATGAAGAGCGTTGGCAAAATATCGCTGACTTGCCATACGGAGAAAAATGTGACATTACCTTTAAGGTTGATGGCAGCAGCATGACAGTGTTTGCTCGTAAAAATGACGGTGATATTTGGGAGACTGGTATTTGCAGTCGTACACTACAACTCAAAGACACATGTAGTAATCAATATACATTTGCAGCGGCTAAAGATAAATTGGTTGAAAAGCTCCTAGCTTATTGCCAAGAGCATAATGTTTCTCTTGCGTTGCGTGGTGAAATCTATGGCGTTGGCATTCAAGGTCATGGTAAAAATCCACATGCTAAAAGTCCTCTCGGGTTTGCAGCATATAGCGTATGGAACATGGATGACTATCGTTACGAAGCTCATGATGATCCACATCATTATGTTAAACTTTGCGAAGCACTGAACATTCCAACTGTGGAAATCATTGAGCGTGATGTTGTCTTGACTCCAGAACATATTCAACATTATAGCAAAGATATTACTACTCTAAATGGCAAGCCATTTGAAGGTGTAGTAGTAAAGATGCACAAAGGCGGAAGCTTCAAAATTATAAATTTACAATATGATGAACGAAAATAATATCAAACACATTACACAAACACGACAAGAGATTCATAGTCTCGCTCGTAAACAGGATGAACTTTTTGAAAAGCTCAAGCATGATCTTTGTGATGAGGCGAATCCAAAGCTAACAGGCAGAGCCGAAGATTTTCTATTTGACTATGTCTTTAATAGTGATCGAAACGAGAATTTTATGGATTATCTAAATCGGATTTTCAACAATAATATTCCATTTGAAATTTACGAAAAATAACATTTACAAAACAACAAAAACAATATAATATACTAATATGAACATTGCACAAGCTTTAAAAGAAAAAAATCGAATCGCAGGTCGCATCGCTGAACTTGAAAAGAAAATTATCAGAAACAATAAGTTTCATAGCAATCGTCCACCCGTGGATAATGTTGCAGAATTGTTTGAACGCCTAACACTTGAAAAGGCAAGTCTTGTGCGCCTCAAACATCAACTTGCTGTTGCAAATGCTGGCATCTCAAATGAACTCGCTGATCTCGCAGAAACAAAAGGCATGATTAAGTTTCTTGAAACTTTGCCAACGGGTGTGAGTGGCTATCCAGTGCAAACACATGATTATACAACCAATCGTGTGATTGATAGTGACTATACAATTGAATATAGTCTTGATCAAAAAAATGTTGATAATTTGATTCAATCATATCGCTCTCTTGCTGAAAAGTTGCAAGACCAGATTGACAACTATAACGCAACTACATTTGTAAAATAAAGCTTTTGTCGGCTCATGTGGAAAAGATGACGCCCCGTATCCTCGTGATACTAATTCTGATCTTGCATGGTTATGCAAATACTATGATATTGAAAATGATTCCCGAAATTGCCAATACATTTTTTCGGCAAAAAATTCAAAACTTAAAATATTGTTTTCAAAAATCAAAATTCAAAGCACAAACATCAAAACACAGTTTGTCAAATTTGAAGCCTGAGCCGACAACCCCTTCTTATAAATAAAATTATGAAACGACTATTATTTGTAATGATGGCATTATTAACATTTAACACAACATCAATAGAACAACCAGATGATTGCGTTATTGATGCAGATTCTATTACAATTCCTAATCCTATTCCTGCCACAGCAAATGCTGTTAAAGAAGATTAGTTAAAAATAGAATATTATGAAAAGATTATTATTTTGCATGCTTTTTGCAGCAAACATAAGTATGGCTTATGCACCAATACCATCATTATTTAAAAATGTAATACGTGCGAAACCTGATATATCTTTGGGAGCACCTAAGATTGGTTATGCTTCTTTTTATAGTGTAAAATCAAACGGTGGTCGTCATACTGCAAGTGGAATAAGATTATGCGATAACAAATATACTGCGGCAAGTTGTGTATATCCTCTTGGCAGTATTGTTCGAGTAATTAATCCACAAAATAATAAAGCAGTTGATGTAAAGATTATTGATCGTGGGCCTTATGCTGTTTCAAAAGATGGAGATGTAATCTATCCTTTGCGACGTCATCCACATCGTATTATTGATTTAAGTCCAATTGCAGCACGTGCACTCTATAATCTAAATCATGGCATAACAAAAGTTAAAATATATAAAATCAAATGACAACACCAACCGAATCAAAAGCTATTCTTGCAACAAGTGAATTTTGTGGACCTTGCAAAATTCTTAAAACACAATTAGATCAAATGGGTGCGATCTATGAATCAAAGGATCTTAGTCGTGATGCTGCATCATATTTTCTTGAAAATAATATCAAGAGTGTGCCTACACTTATATGTCCTGACGGCACGCATCTACGCACTAGTGCCGAAATTTTAAATTATTTTAAACAACATGAAACGTGTAAAAGCTGACGAACGTACAACGCTATTGCTAAATTTTGCGTGGCAGCCAATTACTACAATACCTGCACGTGTTGCCTTTACATATATTCTTAATGGCAAAGTAACGGCATTAGACCAACATGGCAACATCTATACGAGTCTAAAACAATGGATGGCATATAGCAATAGCTTTGTTGATGAAAATACTCCAGTGCTTTGCTCTCAACATGATGTATGGCCAATTCCTACAATTGTTGCAGTTACAAATAAATTTTATCGTCGACACAAGAAAAAGAAATTGCTCTTAACAGACTTGGCTAAAGTCTATGGCAACATATGTCAATATTGCCTTAAGAAATATCCTATCGCTCAGTTGACTATTGACCATATCAAGCCACGAAGTTTAGGTGGTTCTGATGAACATGACAATAGAACACTCGCTTGTCGTAAATGCAATTCTGGAAAGAGTAGTATCTTTCCATATTATAATATAAACAATCAACTAGTCTCGGCTCCGAATATACCTGACGTTATTATAAGTCAGTATGAGATGCGTCCAGAATGGTCAACATTTCTACAAAGTCATGGTCAATAAAGAAAGAAAATATGCTTATCTCGTCGAAGTCGAGAATAAGAATAAACTAACAAATGCTCGTGAATCATATATTGCTCTTGTTGATCAAGACAAGCGTGTGTATATGTTTACGGATTGGGAATTGAGAAACGCAGAGATTAGAGCTCTCAAAAATAAAGAAGATATTGAAATCATTGATGTCAATTATCAAGTAATAATTGAAGCATAAATATTTTTACAATATCGCGGTTGATATTGTAACAAACACAAACACAGAAAAACAAATGAACAAAAACGCATACGAAATCCGATTAGAATTATTACAACTCGCGCATCGCGATATTATGGAACGACATCAAATTTTGCTTGAAGCAAAACGCGATGCTATTCCATATAATCAAGATGGCAGTCGAGATACTTCAAAGATTGATCTAACATTGCCAGATCCAGACGAGATTATTAAACGAGCAAATCAACTATATGTCTTTATTGAAGGCAAAGCATAAATAATCATAAAATAACCCCAAGGAGAGAAGCTCAGCTTCTCTCCTTTTTTTGTTTACAAATCACAAATTTTTGATATAATAGACAGCATGAGCACACTACGTCTTGGTCTTGTTTGTATCTCAGAGATGCTACGCAAAGATCGAAAATTGGCATTTAAAGCCATGACTCGCAAACAATTCGTCAATCTGTCGAAAATTAGTCGCGAGCATGCAATTAAGGAACTTAATCACAGATGTATGCATAATGTCAATGCGCTCTATGAAGTTGTAAAGCATTGTGTCAATGTTGGCATATCTCATTATCGTGTAAGCAGCAGTCTTTTTCCACTCATCACTGATCCAACTCTAGATCTTTTTTTGCAAGATTTGCCAAGCTATGAATCAATGGCGAATATGTTGATGAATTCTGGTAATTTTTGTCGGGCAAACAATCTAAGCTTTAGCTGTCATCCCGATCAATTTAATGTCTTGGCAAGTTATAGTGACAAGACGATTGAACAGAGCATTCGCGAACTCAACCATCAAAGCACCATACTCGATTTGATGGGCGCAGAGCGCAGTCCAAAAAATCCAATGACATTGCATATCAATCTCAAGCCTAATTTGGAAAAAGAAAGTTTGCGAGATTTTGTGTCTCGTTTTGTGTCAAATGTAAAACGATGCGGTGAAGGTGTTCAGAAACGTTTGGTTCTTGAAAATGACGATAAAGGCTTTTGGAATGCTCGAATGCTCTATGAGAATTTTGGTGATAAGTTTCCTCTTGTCTATGACAATTTGCATCACGCATGCAATCCAACGGACGATAATGAGCCATGGCATAAAATTTATGCAAAAACATGGGGAGAATATACTCCAGTTTTTCATTGGAGCCAAGGCATTAATGGCGGTCGCAGTCATACTGACTATGCTTCTGAGATGCCATCTGAGGTCATGGAGCTGAGTGAGGCTGCGATTTGGGAGGTGGAATTGAAGGCAAAAGACTATGCCATCATGGAAATCTTAAAAAATTACGAAAAAAGCGAAAAAAAGTGACTTTTGGCTCACTTTTTTGTGTACATTTGTGAGAAAATGTGGTATAATGATCATGTAACCAACACTTTATGATCACTCTCGCTCCTAAATATTCAAAACACAGCCTCCACCTCGGCGTTCAAATCTACAAACGTTTGTCTGGCACTGGCACAAGCGGTGGCATGTGGAAGGCTGCCTCCATTACTTTCACGTCTTTGGCACGTGCCAAAGATTATCTTGAATATCTGCAGAGCATTGATTGCCTGCCTCTTGCTAAATAAGAATCTCAATCTCTAACCACACACACTTATATGAAAACAATCAATCCAAATCGTTCACACTATTATCGTTTTAGCGTTCAAAATAATGCAGAAGGTCTTGCTCATATCTCTGAATTGCGAAAACAAAATCGCGAATATAATGCAGAGCAAAAACTCTTGGCACAGCAAGATTCTTCCTTTGTTCCAAAGTTTTTGAAGATCGAAGTTCGTGCTCGTCTCGGCCAAAACAATCCAAATGCAAAAATTTATCGTGAACGTGCACAATCTCGTATGGCACCACGTTTCCACTTTGGTTCGCACGCTTATCAAAATATTGCGCTAGAGCATGCTGCAACTCTTGATGTTTATCAATATACTCGTTTCGTTTAATATTATGGAAAAAAATGTAATTATTCTTCGTGGTGTAAGTGGCAGTGGTAAATCCACCCTTGCGTCTATGCTTGCGCGTCATAACAACGGCGTAGTGATCGTAACAGCTGATGACTATTTCACCAACAGTTGGGGTCTTTATAAGTTTGATGCAAGCAAACTTGGTGCTGCTCATGCACAGTGTTTTGAGCGTTTTGAGACCGCTTTGTATAATCCAGATGTCAATACAATCATTGTTGCAAATACCAATACATCACCACGTGACTTTAAGAATTATGTGGATGCTGCTGAGGCTTATGGTGCAACCGTAACATACTTAGTGATTGAAAATCGACATGGCAATAATGATGTGCATGATGTGCCATCTGAAGTCAAAGAGCGTCAACGTAACAATCTCAAAAATTCTATTCAACTATGAATCCAAAAAACAATTTAATCTTACATTCAACTAGTGAGGTGACTCTACAAAGGACAGAAAATATTGCTATTACTTTCGTTAATAGAGAGCAAGCAATTGATGCTCTAATCTCAAAAGTATTTGGCGCGCAAGTAAAATACACTAATCAAGATGGATTATGCAATGATCCAGATCATAGTTGTATAAATGCTGAACGACAAGAGCGTATTGGTCTCACACGAGAATGGAATCGTCTTGATGGTTTACGTATTAAGCATGAAAAAACTATTGCCGAATTGCATAAAACAATTGCAACACTAACAACACAACGTGATCGCTATAATCTATTGTTTAGTGAAATTATCGCTATGATGCGCGTTAATTTGATGCGTGACACATTTAAAAATTGTACGATTGAAGAACTTGATGCTCATCTAGAGCCATGGATTCAACGCCGTGAAGAAGTCAAAAATATAAGCTTCTGATATATAAGTCATATGAATTTTGAAACAATTATTGTAGGCATTGTTGCAATTCTTTATGCAACAGTCGGAGTAAGTTATGCTCTTAAAGGTAACTATCATTGGGCAATTGTTTGGGCTAGCTATGCTAGTGCAAACTTCGGATTAATTTTACTAGCACTTAAAAAATGAAAAATACAGTTGAACTACTTGGATATTATGGTAACGATGAAGTCATTGCATGCAGTGCATGGACAAGTACATCTCGGGATCTCTCAGATGAAAAGCGCGCGCGTATACCAAAGCTAATTAACATGTTATGGAACGATGGACATGAGAGTCCTTTTGAAAAGGGCATGATTCACTTTCTTGTTGACACAGAAATCGCTAGTCATATCCATCTGCTTAAGCATCGTATTAGCAGCATGAATGCCGAGAGCGCTCGTTATAAAGAGCTAAAGGAAGATAAGTATTATATCCCTGAAGATTGGAGAGGTGTTAAGGCAAATACAAAAGCTATTTTACATGATGAATCTGATTGGGCTAAACTCTTAGAGCATTACACACAACTGGGCAATCGACTTTATCATGACTGTCTTGCAGATCTTACGCCAGTTCTTGGACGCAAACGCGCTAAAGAGAGTGCTCGTTTCTTCAAGACATATAATAGCCAAATCCAAGGAGATGTTAGTTTCAATCTGCGTAGCTTTGCAAACTTTTTGAAGCTACGCAATAGCGAGCATGCACAAGTTGAGATCAGAGAAGTTGCAGCTGAGATGCTGAGTCTCGTGGAGGCTATTCCGGATTCTCCATTTAAGCATACCCTCGCCGCCTGGAGAGCAAAGGGCACGATCCAATAGCCCAGGGGCCCTAAAAAAGTGTGTTTTTCTTCACTTTTTTGTGTACAAATCGTGTTTTTTGTGGTATAATGATCATGTAACCAACAATATGAATTTCTCTCCTAAATCATTCATGCCGCCTAAAGGCACCAAAATTACTATCAAGCGTGAGATGACTTTGGCTGAACGCAAATTGCAAGGTCGTAAAAAATATGCAAAATACGTTATCCAACAAATTGCTGAATTATTGGCTTATAGCGAAGATTTTTCACAGCCCTTTTGTGCCAAAAATTATGGTTCAAAATATACGATTGTTTTTAATCCAAATAATAATGTTACGGTTACTATAGACAGACTCGACAGACTTCATTTTATGCCTGAGAAGTTGACTATGACAATCCTTGATAAAGGCGATGGCAGATTCAGTTTTGAAGCATGGTTAACTCAGCTTGATCCATGTTTTGGCGCTCGACTCCTTAAGAATTTGATTAAGACAATTTCTGATCAACACAGTCTCAGATGTCAAAAACGCAAAGAAATCAACACTAAACAACTCTCGAATTTTGAGAGTCGCACAGAGCAATTGAGAAATCTTGGATTTGTGAGTGATGCTGTTGGCTATTCAAATGACAACTATGCATTAACATTTAAACAAATCACTGAAAGTCCCGCCGCTGAGTGGAATGCCTTTATCAATGCAATCTCTATCGTCGAAAAATTTACAAAATAATTATGAAAAAACAATTACA